ATTGGACCTGGGAAGAGGCGCCAGGTGTTTTAGTTGACTACGGCGATGATAATTTTGGTGGATTTCATCTTGCCCAGGGCTCTGACGAATGGGAAAAACAAACAGAGTGGGATGTCGTCCAGTGGTTTAAAGAGGGTGAAAAGCTATCTAAGCCCAGTTTTGAAATGAAATACGGAAAGATTGGGGACCAGCTTCCACAACTCCCCCTTTCATAAACTTATCAACAAGCTGCTCCACAATAGCAGGATCCGCTGCATCAAAGGCAGCACCAAACAGGCGCCTCTGCTCAGCAAGCGCCTTATTATATAGCTTCAACTTAGTGCCAGGTATCTCATGGTTGTACCGGCCCTCTAGCCTCCTCGAGTAATCATACCAGCGGTGAGCTCCCTGCTCCCCCGCATCAAACATTTCAGGTGTTTTAATCTGGATCTCAGCAACAATCATCTTACCATTCTTATCTGGAACCAGGATGTTCATCTTGCGATCAAAATAACCAGATTCGGGTATGCGCTGCCAACCTCGGTCGATAGTCGTATACATCTGGCCTATTTGACTCACGGCCTCTTCTGCCTGGTCTGCAGTATCTATATAGATCGTTGTTCTTACGCCATCGGTGAAGTCTGCCGGCGCCAGGCCCCTTCTCTTAATCTTAGTCGCTATGCTTTTCGGCGTCTTAACCTCAACATCAAACTGGCTGCCATCCTTTAGGTTAATAAACTTATCAGCCTTCTTGCCACCAACTGACTTAGCCACTGAATCAATGTTAGCCTGGAAGGAAGGGTTCACTGTGTTAGCTCGCTGGACCATGTCCTCAACCGAGTCAAGATCACCTTGCTTTCTTTTCAGGGCAGCTTCAGCTTTCCTTACCTCATTAATACCAAACTCCTGGTAGATCTCCTTGGTCCTAATTGGGGGCTGCACTGCTAGAAGGTTGGTGTCAAGCGCACCTATGCCCTGGTCAATGTCTTTACCCGCACGCTGCGCTGTCAGGGTAGCGATGCCTTTGCCTTCATCAGATCTCGATAGAGCACCTATGCCAGTCTCTGCCAAGCGAGGAAGCTTTAGTGCTAAAGCGTCTGTGATGTCATCATAGGACTCAAAAGAGCCTGGATGGATCATCACATCTCTGTTTGAGCGTTGGTGTACGGGCGCGTGATCAGAAACCCTAACTGTTTTCCCAGTCTCAGGATGAATGTAATAATCTGAAAAGTAGCTGATACCCTCATATTCTGATACTGAATGCCCCATAAACTGTGGTTCATTGGGAATCTTCGGGCCTATTTGACTTTTATATCCAAGTTTTTCTAAAATAGGCTTAACTTTACTAGAGCTTGGACGAAAAAGTTTTTTTCTTGATTTACTGGCTTTTTCGGCTTCTTTGTATCTTTTCATTCCTTCTTGTTTTAATCTGATTTTTACATAAGCCTTATTTATCGTAGTCTCGTCCCCAGCTTCAAATTTTTTTCTGGAGATCCTTGACGCGCCGCTGTCAAAAAGTTTATTAAAACTAGTCGGATGGTTTTGGGCGTACTCATCTATAACGTCTATTTTTGCTTGCTGGCTAACCTTAACTCTTGATAAGGCACCTATGCCTTCGTCAATTTCATCGACTGGGGTTTTTATGGCTTTAAGCGCAGCTTTCGCAGCTTTTGCGATTATCGCTGGTGTTTTTAGCATAGTGCCTACCGTTGGTCCTACCACGGCGCCGGCGAGCGGGATGCCCCAGGCGCCATCACCAACAACCCCTAAACCTTGTAAGAAGGCAGACCCATAGCCCTTAATACCGCCGCGCGCTAAATTTTCATCAAAGGTGTGGGACTTTTCGCCGGAAAAAGCCTCTGATAACGGCTGTTTGCCAGAAGGTAAAGCGGACCAACCTTGTTTAGCGTCATAGATGCCCGCGCCTGGGGCTAACATAGCAGCAAAGTTTGCCACCTGACCCGCAGAGGGTGTTGGCAGCTTTGTCTGTGCTTCAGCCATTTGCGCAGTGCGTTCTCCGCTGCGCTTCATTTGTTCAAGGAAAAAATCTTTTATTCCTTGCAGAGCACCATCGTCTTGAATTTTATTCACAGGACCGCCGTCTTGAAATGTTCTGTTGTACCGAAGAAATGCGCTGCCCCTTTCAGGGTTTAATTCAAAATTGAGGCTGCTATTGTCTCCTACGGGCCTCGAGAGCGAGTAAGTTTCTTCCTTGCGTTTGATGTCACTCACAACCGGCAAATTCAATCGCCTCATTACCTCGTTCAATATCACGTCGTTGCTGGTGTACCCACGCTGTATGCGGTCACGAAGAACCTCTAACAGCTGATCCCGTATTGTCTGTTCTGGGGTAAATTGTATATCTATAGCGTCCGCCGCCACGCCTCGGTCAAGTGCGTCAGGCTTAAAGATATCAATGTCTTGCGTAGCCATATAACAATTTTACTTTTTAGGTTTTGCTTTGGATTTCTTGAGCGCAGAAGCGCTGGGTGCGCCTATAGACCCCGGTTTTCTCATCGTTTCGCCGGAACCACGCTTAATACGTTTCCGCTTGGCGTGTATGTTCGCCCACAATCCTTTACTTTCTCTGCTAGCCATCAGTACATTATCAATTGATACCGCTATATTTGCAACGATAGGTGCCCCAGTTTCGCCTCAACACCTCAAACCACTGTTCCAAGGAAATAACACAATTTAAATAGGGGTCTACCTTCCATTCGGGATTTATGGCGTGCATGGGGATGCAAACCTGTATGGGTTTATGGTTGTACCGAAAAATCAGAATTGGAATTTTTTTCCCGGCGGACTCAATAGTCTGCTTTAGCCATTCCGGCTTGTAGGTCCAACCTTCTTTGTAGTGTTTGCATTCGACCGAGTGAAATGGGATATCAATATCAGTGAGATTCGCGGTCTGATATTGATCCAGGTTGCGCTTGCAACTGAAATCAATACTTTCGATCTCAAAAAAATTATTAATTTTTTTTACGACGGTCCTTTCAAACGTGGCACCCTTGGTGCGGCTCAATGCTGACATGGAAAAACAGTATACGCGGAGAATCTGAAGGGCGGTACAGAATTTTGGTTATTCTATGCGGCGAACTCAGCTATAGCTATACACCCACCGCCGATTTCTCTCTAAAGGGGTGCCGGCAAGAAAATCAAAGAAAAACCACAGGAAAAAACTGACTCTAAGGGACCCCTATCCTAAGTCATTGGTATATAAGGGCTTTCTGTCATCAGGGCGCAGTGTACAGATACTTGCAACTTTTAGCAGTGACCCCTATGGACAGAGAGGACAAGATGGCGCGCGCCGGCGCATCGACAATAACTCTAGTAATATCAATAAGTTATGGAGATTTTTAATTTTTTCGGGTTTTGGGGCTCCAGCCGGGCGACGGGTCCGTTTCCAGTTGTATTACCTAGAAGTCTTTGTCCGATAGCTCAGTTTCTTCGGCGCTCAGAAGCTTTGATAGCCTGTCCTTGATGTCATCCTTACTCATCGTGTTGAGGTTCGCATTGATATTAATGTTCTGAGATCGGTTCACGGACAGCCCGGCCAGCTGGTTGAGCTCCTTAATTGCGCTGACACTAGCGTTGTAGTGACCAGACCCGAATGCTGTCTCGGCAATCTTCCATAGCATCGTGCCCGTCTTCTGCGGCGTGATGGCGTACCTCTCGGCCAGTTCATCCTGGCGAATGCGAACCGCTTTGGTTACATTCGGAAAGGTCTTGCCGTTCAACATCTTGTTGGCAGCAGCGCCAGGGAACTCGAACCCAGCGTTTCGGGCAGCCGCTGTCTGTCCGCACGCACCTTCGGTGTAATGCCACACGAAGCTTGCTTGCATCGCTGTTATCCCAAACTCTTCATCCTTGTCGAAGGTGTCCGGCACGGTTACAAGTTTAGGTTTGTCCTTCTTCGGTCTACCAGCCATCTGAACTCCTGTTGTTATAGTAATTATTAAAAACTTTCAGCCCTTCCTTCTGCGTATAAGCTTGCTCTTTAAACGCCTCTCTTTCTAAGCAGTTCATAATAAACCATCGCATGAAGTTTCTCTCCTTGCTGTGCCTGTCGTCGTAAGTAAAAACTAAATCATCGTCCATTACTTTCTCCTCTATTAAGGGGGTAGTGTACCCATCGCCCCTATATATACATTCTGTACTGCGTATAACCGCTATTATATGGCGTTATACTCCTTCTATAATATAGTTATATATATAAAGGGTAGTACACTGTATGTAGTATAACCCAGTAGCCATAAGGCTTTGGGCCCAGGTTACAGCCCAAGTGTAGGGTACGTTAATTCTCCCCAGCGCTCATAAAATCACTGCTGCAAATTTTATACAAACTTGCACATCGCTTCAAAATTACTTTAATGCAGTGTGTTATGGTTGTCTTCCGCCACTATCACGCCGGTCAATTCACTCACTATTTCGCACCCTAAATCCTCACAAATTAACTCCGCTTCTGCCCGTGTCTTCGCCACAATAATTGGTCCTTCGTAATCGTCACCATCCCAGTCAAATTGAGTAAGATAAAGCTTATGGTTGAGCATTAATTATCCCAGCTCTTATAGTCAACACTAAGACTGGGATCTCGGTCCGGGGTTGTGTAGTCGAGGTCGTATATTTTCTTACCATTACTTCTTCTTGGTTCCACCCCATTCATTGCCATCACTCGATTGGCATCTTTAAAGTCCGGCATCCGTGGGTTAGCTATCCCTAAGTCGCGCAATAATTTGGTCATCTGCACTGGTTTGGTGTCCTTACTATCAAAAATAACGTGCTGGAGCACTAAGTCTTCCACACTTGATTGTGTTCGGTAGTCTTCATTAGATCGGTCAAGCATCTTCCGCTCATCGGGCGTCAGAAACCAATTCTTTTGCCCAGGCACATACAGCGTCTCCTTCACCTCAGCCCAGAGCTGCTGCATATCGATGCCATGGTTAAAGTTTATCCGCTTCACTGGTATCACCCAAAACCTACGGTTTCCCGACGTATCAGTCAGGAATTCTCTTGCGTTGACACTAGCATAGAATGCGGTACGCCTTTGATACGTTGTGCTGGCGCGGTCATATGGAAGCCTGAGCTCGTCATTCTTACTGGTGATGAAAGCTTTCAGCTGGTCGATGTCGGCCTTCTTAAAGGTGGACTCAATCTCACCCAGCTCCACAATCCAATGGCTGACCGCACGCTTCACACTATCCTTATCAGTCGGGTTAAGCATGGCGCCTTCCAATAGCCAGCCCTCATCATAATTCGCAAGCCGCTTGAACCACAACGTCTTCCCTAGTCCTTGGGCACCTTGCAGCACAAGGATGCCTTCAAGCTCCACACCATTCTCCTCACAAGCTGCCGCACAACAGCTTATCAGCCACTTCTTCATCAGCATCTCTTTAAGCTTCTCGTTCTCAGGACTGCCTATCGTGTCGAGAAACTCCTGTAAGCGCGAACGCCCGTCCCATTTCCTTGATTCCATCCACTGCTTAACAGGATTCCATTCGGTCGCTAACACCTTC